TTCGATGTCTCGATTATGGGGCAGTTCGCTGGGGATGTCTAGAGGTCTTCGAGGGGGTCGTCGCCGTATTCCCAGCTGCGGGCAGTCAGGCGGCCGGGGGGCGTGTAGCCGCCGTTCTTCTGGCGCGTCAGGCGCCCCCTGATCGCGGTGATCCGCTTCTCCTCCTCGCTGCGGGAGGCGTGCCAGCGGCGGAGGCCCTCCATCTGCCGCTGGCGCTGTTCGTAGGTGGGCTTCGCCATCAGAACCCCCACTTTCCGGCGCAGATCGGGCCGATGCCGCGGGCGATGCTCTCGGGGTTCGAGAGGGTCAGGCCGCAGCAGCCGCAGGGGATCGTCATCGCCGGGTCTTCCAGCAGCAGCTGGGCGCGGCGGGCGGCGTCGGCCTTCACGGCCGCTGCCGGGTCAGCCATCGCCTCGACGAGGGCCGGGAGGCGGCTCTGGTCGAAGTCGCGGCCGGGGGCGAAGGTGGAGGCGCCGGCGGGGATCTTGCCGACGTACTGGCCGTTGTCCTTGACGTAGATCGCGCCGGGGTTGTTGCCGTGAGCGTGAGCGTGAGCGGGGGCGAGGGAGAACGTGAACAGGGCCACCATGACCTTCTTGCGGGTCTGGAGCACGGCGCGAATGGCCGTGACGTCGAGGGCCACCGCCTGCTCGGAGGCCTTCTGCTGGCGTTCCTGAGCCCACTGGGCGCTGCGGGCCATACCCTTGGCGATCACCGCCATCTGGTTGTCCGACAGCGCGCGGCCGCCCAGCAGGCGCGTCTGGAAGTCGGCCAGCATCGTGGCGTAACCCTCGGGGAGCCGGTCGCGGCGGGCGAGGGTGTCGGAGAGCCACTTCAGCTCGGCCTGATGGTCGGCGACGACCGAGGCCTTGGCGACGGCCGTGCGCTGGCGGGCGGCCGTGCGGGCCTCGGGGGACGTCTTGAAGGTCTTGCTGCCCTTGCCCTTGCAGGTGAAGCACTCGCCCAGCGCGCGGCCGCTGTAGCTGATGAAGCGGCCGGTGCCGCGGCACTTGGGGCAACGCTCGGCGAATTCCGGGGTCGTCTCGCGGATGCGGACGCTGGCCGCGTCCTGCGGGAGGGCCTTTGGCTTGCCGAAGGGCACGTTGGCGAGGTCGTCACCGAAGATGTCGTCGAGGCGGTCGTTCATTCGTTATCTCCTATTCGATGTCCCGACTATGGGGCAGTCAGGGGGTGTCGTCAAGCGGGCTGCCGCAGTATTTTCGAGGCCTCGTCGTAGCCCTCGTTTTCGATCCAGTCCTGCGCCTCATCCATCAACATGCGGTCGGCGATGTCGCTAAACACGCCGTGATTGCCGGCGCCGGGGTGGATCGCGGTGACCTTCAGGCCGGCGTCAAACGTGACCGTCTGCTCGTCGTCCCAGTCCACACCGTCGTGGCTGCCGCCGCGGCTCCAGAGGATCGTGTAGATATCCATGATCTAGGCCCCTTCTGCGTTGTCGACGGCGTCGTCGAGGCGGTCATTGAAAGTGCTCATGTCGATCTCCTATGCGATGTCCTGATTATGGGGCACTCAGGGGGCACCGTCAAGCGGCTTTAGAAAGGGCGGCGGCTCTTTTGGCGAAGGCCCTGCGCGCCTTGCCCGTCAACGGTTTGACGTAGCGCAACTTGCCTTGCCCCTTGAGCTGGACGTAGCCCAGCGCGAGTATCTCGGCCTTGCGCAGGCTTTTCTTGCCTGAGTGGAACGCACGCCGGGATACCACAGCCCCCTCGGCGTTCTTGTAGAGCCTGCTCTCCTCGGACTGGCCGCACGCGATCCACGAGGCGGCCTTGTAGATGCCGCCGTGGTGCCCGACGTTGGGGTCGGCGTACGACACCAGAGCCTCGACCGCAGGCTCCGCGGCCCTGAATTCAGCGACTGCGTGGCTGAGAGCCTTGGTCAGCAGGTTGGGCTCGTGGCCGTCGGGGGCCCAGAGGCGGCTAAGTTCCCATACCCGCTCGAAGCCAAGGTACCGGGCGATGTTCTTGTTGGCGGGGATTGAAAACACGACGATGGCCGCGCCAAACTGGATGTACACGCTCTTCCCGCTGGGCACCGAGCCGGTGTAGTGCCGAGCGATGAGGGTCGCCTGCGCCTCGCGGCGAGCAGCCTCCAGCAGGATCATTTGACGACAGGCCCGAGCGCGGCGTCGAGAAGCTCGTCGAGGGCTTGGCCTGTGATCCATTCGCCCTCGGCAGAAACCCTCCACTCCGCCCGCTCGGCTTCGTACATGGTTTCCCAGCACGCAAGAATCTCGGAGGGGGTGTAATCCGGCTGGCCCTCGCTGGCCCGCACGGCGTTCATCGAGCGCCCGAAGTGCTCTACAGCGTCAAGCATGCTGCGGTCGGCCATCTATGCCTCCTCTGCATTGTCGACGGCGTCGTCGAAGCCTTCGTCGGCAAGCCACTCCTCGGCCCACTCGTTCAACATCAGCTGGTGGTGGTCGCTGAGCTTGTCCTTGGGCAGCGTCGCTGAGACGAACTCGACCTCGGGCGGGTCCGCGGGCTCGCCGCCGCTGGCGTAGCTGGGCCCCCGCGCCGGGCGCCCGGGCGTGTAGGTATAGACGATGTCGACTTCGATTTCGCCGAGGCCGAAGGGGCAGTAGGCGGTGAGAGTGTACTTGGATGCCATGTCGATCTCCTATTCGATGTCCCGACTATGGGGCAGGTGGGGAAGGGGTGTCAACCCCTCTTTTCGGTGCGGCGGGCTTCCTTGAGGGCCGCGCGCATCAGGGGTCCCCAGTAACCCTTCACGGCGCGTTCCAGAGGCGGGCGGGGGATGTAGCGCCGCCCGGCGACGTAAGCGTGCCGGGGGCTGCCGTCGACCTCGTGCATCAGGTCGACGACAGTGCCCGTCGCAGGCTCCAGCCACGTGTGGCCCGAGAACCCGCCGTCGTCGGGGTCAACGGCCGCATCGGCGAGGTACAGGCGCCCGGCGCGGGCGTCGTAGCCTTCGCAGCCCCAGCCGCCGCGCATGGAGAGGTACGGGTCGTCGCGAAAGCCCTCGGGCCAGAACAGGGCCCCCACGCGGATGTGGCGCATCGTCAGGCCCCGCAGGCCCGCGACGGCAGCGGCGACGATCATGCAGGTAGTGTCGGGCCTGCAGCCCGGCAGAACGGCCTGCGCTACGGGCTTGGCGCACTCCAACTCGCCCATGCTCACGCCCTCCTCTCGCTGGGGAGGGGGCGGGGGGCCCAGTCGCGGATCATGGAGGTGTAGTGGGCGATGGCGCTCTTCGAGCCGCTGACGCGGCCCTCCAGCTCGGCACGCTCGCGGCGCGTCAGGGCACCGTACTCCAGCGCGAGGCGGGCGTTGCCCAGCTGGCTCTCGAAGCCCTGCAGGGCGGCCCGCAGGCCCTCATCTGAGACCTCGATGGGGCGGAAGCCGACGCCGAAACAGGAACCCGACTGAAATCCCCAGCGGATCGTGTAGCCGTGGGCGACGATCAGGCCACGGTCGAGCTTCACGTTCTGGCCGCAGCAGGCGCAAGTGCCGGTGTTGTCGAACGTGCGCGCCGGGGTCTTGCGTGGTTCCGCAGAAGGCTTGCGGGCCTTCACGACGCGGGCCTTGGCGGCGACGAACTTGGCGCAGATCGGGGCGAGGGCTTCGAGGGACCGGTAGGCTTCGAGGGCCGCGGCGTGCGTCGGGCTGGCCGTCTTGGGCAGCTTCTTGAGCCAGCCCGGGAGGGTGTGCGGGTAGATCGTGCCGTAGTACTGCGCCGACAGCTCGTCGGTGCGGCGGTCCTCGTAGGGGATGGCGAGGTAGACGGCCGAGGCGGCGTCCTTGGCCTTCTCAAGGGTCCGGTTCAGAGCGGTCTTCGCCGCGGCGTAGTCGGCGTTGTAGATGACGTCGGCGGAGAGAAGGGCTTCGATGTCCATGGCGTGGCTCCTGTTTGAGGAGCCCGTTTTACCCCGGGTTTTGACAATCTGTCAAACAGGAAGCGAGGGGGCGTCTAAACATAAATCACTTTTTTGACGACAAACTGACGAAAACAGGCCTTTGCCGAGGGGCTCAATCTCCGACCCCTGCGTCATACAGGACCAAGAAAAGCAATGAAACTGGCGTTTTCCGGGTGAGGTAGTGGTTCCCCAGACCTAACTCTGTAAATAACGTGAGAAGAAGTTAAATAATATATTACGCGTATAGGCCTTGAGTACTGTGAGTATTCGTTCATTATTAGTTGGGTCCCGGTTTTTGAAGATTTTGGTCTGGTTTTTACCGTTGGCCCCGGAAAACGCCTATCTAACAGGGGTTTTCCGTCAGTGTATGACGCAGAGGTCGGAGTTTTAACCCCCTTTAACCGCTTGGAGGCTAAACTAATATGCACCCTTGGATCATTGCCCGCACACCCGGCGCGTGGGACATCATGGAGGCCGCCGACATCGTGGCCCTGCGCCGGCAGAAGATGCCGCCCGACGTCGTGCAGGCGCTGCTGGCCGACGCCCGGGCTTACGATGTGATCGCCGAGGCGTACGGGGTCTCGTACCAGATGGTCGCCCAGATCAAGACCCGGCGCCTGTACGCGCACGTTCCGTATGAGGGGGAGATCCCCCGCGGCGCTCGCGCCGACGCCGCGACAGTGAGGGAGATCTTTCTCGATCCCTCCCCGGCACGTGAGATAGCCGCCCGGCACGGCGTCAGCTTGAACGTGGTCCGCCAGATCAAACAGCGGGTCTCGCATGAACGCGTCACCCGCAATCTGGTAGCGCCGCAGTCAGGACCCGACACCTTTCGGGGTGAAGTGCGCGCGATGAAGGAACGGCACAAGGTCGAGCTGGCAGCACTGCTGCAGAGGGGGACAGCATGAAGCGCAGGGTCTTCAGTGACGACGAGGTGCGCGCGATTTTGGCCGACGCGCGGCCACAAGGCGTGGTCGCAGCCGAGTACGGTACGTGGAAGCACGTCATTTCGGACATCAAGGGCCGCCGTACCTACCGGCACGTACGGTTTAGCGGGAAGGTTGCGCGTTACCGCCCCTTGAAGAGGGTGAAGGCTCCTAGGCCCCCGGATACCGTGCGCTACCAGAGGCTGCCCGTCGATCCCGGGCCCCAGTACAGTTTCCCCCCGGCGGAAAACCGCAGGGTCTTCAGTGACGACGAGGTGCGCGCGATCTTGGCGGACCCCCGGATGTACGGCGAGATCGCGGCCGAGTACGGCACGTGGAAGCACGTCATCTCGTGCGTGAAATGGCGGCGTTCGTATCGGAACGTGCCGTTCGACGGGGTGATCGTCCGGTATCCATCGAGGAAAACGAGCCGATTGACAGTTTGACATGTGGATAAGTTGGCCGTATAAGGGGTGCATCGAATAGGAGATGGAAATGACGACCAGCAAGTTTGTAGACCAGTACGCCGTCGCGGCCGCTCAGCTCAAGGCTCTGCAGAAGACCGTGGACGACCTCAAGGCGAAGCTCCTCGCCCTCGGCGCGACCGAGATCGCGGGCGACAAGTTTGCGCTCAAGGTCACGACCTACGAGACGAGCCGCCTCGACACCGCGACGGTGAAGGGCTGGCTGACCGAGGCCCAGATCGCCGAGGCGACCAAGACCTCGACCGCGAACCGCATCACGGTCGCCGCCCGTGCCAACCAGCGCCTTGCAGCCTAGGAGCCTGCCGCTGAAGAGGGCCAGCCGAAGGGCTGGCCCTCTTTGTCGTTTTGGCGTAGAGTGTCAGCATGACTGAGATCGCAACCGACCTCTCCCCGCGGTACCTGAACCGATTGCTGGACGAGATGGACATCCTCAACAGCGAACTGGCAATCCTCGCGGGCGTCAGCGGCCGCACGGTGTACCGATGGCTGGCGGGGGAGACGCCCGTCCCGCGCTCGGTCGTCGCCATGCTCGAACTGCTCAAGGCAAGGGCGTGATCTGGAGATGGCTCGCCGTGATGCTCGCGCTCCCGACGCTGGTGCTGATCCTGCTGATGCCCGAGGCGTGGCCGGTGCTCCTGCTCGGGTGGGGCGTGCTCGTGGTCAAAGGGTTCGGCCGCGCAATGGGCTCCCCGAGAACACCTACTCGGCACCCGTCGCCGCCGAGATCTGCCGACGGCTCGCCGAAGGCGAGACGTTGAAGGCGGTCTGCGAGGACATCGGAATTGCACGGCAGACGGTCTATGCATGGGTGCTTGACAATCACGAAGGCTTCGCTGACGCCTACGCACGTGCTCGGCACCTGATGGCGCTCGGCTGGGCCGACGACCTCGACGAGATCGCGCGCGACAGGCGCGGCGACTTCGTGGTGAACGAGGAGGGCAAGCTGGTGCCCGACATGGAGCACATCATGCGGTCGCGCTTGCGCATCGACACGCGCAAGTGGCTCCTCGGCAAGGTGCTGCCACGGGTCTACGGCGACAAGGTCATCACCGAGGTGACCGGCAAGGACGGCGGCGCCATCGAGATGCAGGCGACCCGCATCGACGTGCTGGCGCTTCAGCCCGAGCAGCGCGACCAGCTCAAGCAGATCCTGCTGCAGGCAACGAAGGGGAAGACCGAAGATGGAACATGATGAAATGCAGGCTCAGATCCAGCGCCTCGTGGGCGCCTTCAAACATGAATTGAAGGCCATGCGCGACGACGGAGAAGACCCCCACACGCGCGTCCTTGTCCACGTCGCGGCGTGGCTGCTGTCGGGAGTGATCGCTCTCGCCCCCGACCACGACCCCGCGACCATTCTGCAGTGGGCCAACGATGACATGACCGACATCATTGAGAGGAACCTCCAGCTGCTGCAGGGCAAGGCCCATTGATGCGCGCCGTTAACGAACTGCGCTTTCATATCGGCGGCAAGGAGTACCATTTCCTGCACGGCGCGGTGCGTTGCGCCGACGTGCCCTGCCTGCTGCCGTTGTTCATGGCCCTGACGCAGCCGCGCGGCACCTTCGATGCCGAGGCCTACGTCGACGAGTACGCCCTCTGGCATTGTTTCAAGGTCGTCGAATGATGTACGCTTGCGCCATGGACCCCAAGCGGCCTGTCCTGCCCGCCCCCGAGCTGCTGCGCGCCGCCTTGCGCGCGGGCATCACGGTCGGCTGGGCGCCGGCCACGGGCGAGGCCTACGCAGAGGTCACTGACTCGGGCGACCCCGGGCAGCGCGCGATTTTCGCGGCGCTGATGGCCAACGCCTACGCCCCCGACATCATGTACGGCTGCTACTACGCCGGCGACTACACGAGGCTGCAATGACCCCCCTCTGCACCGACTGCGCCCACAGCTGGCGCAACAGCGACGGCATCCTGATGTGCGGGCGCCCGACTACAACGCCGGGGCCGCGTTACTGCTACGCCGAACGCTTCGGCCCACCGCAGGCCGACAGGGAAATCTGCGGCCCCCGCGCCCAGTATTTCGAGGCCAAGACGTGACCAACGCCGAGATCCGGCAGTCGCACTACGACCACTGGCACCTGCGCGAGGAGATCACCAAGCGCGTGCAGGCCAACACGCCCTCGCGCACTCGCCGTAAGCGGGTATGAACCTAGCCGACCTCAACCCGTTCGAGACGCTGCGCGAGATCGAGCGCGTCGAGTGCGAGACGTCGCTGTATGAGTTCGTGCAGAAGGCTTGGAAGTACGTCGACCCGTCGCCGTTCACGCCGGGCTGGCCGCTTGAGGCCATGTGCGAACACCTCGAAGCGGTCGTCGACGGCGACATCCGCAAGCTGATCATCAACATCCCGCCGCGGTGCGGCAAGTCGAGCATCGTCAGCGTCTGCTTCCCGGCATGGGTCTGGACGCAGCGCGAGATCTCGCCGACCAGCGGGCCGCAGGTGCCGCTGCTGCACGCCTCCTACGCGATGTCGCTGGCGATGCGCGACAGCGTCAAGACGCGCCGGCTGGTCGAGAGCCCGTGGTACCAGCGCCTGTGGGGCCACCGCTTCCACCTCGTCGGCGACCAGAACACCAAGGGCCGCTTCCAGAACGACAAGCGCGGCGAGCGCCTGATCACGGCCGTCGACGCGCGCGTCACGGGTGAAGGCGGCAACATCATCGTCGTCGACGACCCGAACGCCGCCAACGAGGCGATGTCGGAGGCGTTGATCGAGACGACGAACGAGTAGTGGGACGGAACGATGTCGACGCGCCTCAACGACGCGCGCACCGGCGCCTACGTCGTCATCCAGCAGCGGCTGGGCGAGGAGGATCTCACGGGCCACATCCTCGACACCGACGAGGGCTGGACGCATCTCATGCTGCCCATGGAGTTCGAGCCCGAGCGTGCCTTCACGACGAGCATCGGCTGGGACGACCCGCGCACCGAGGAGGGCGAGCTGCTGTGGCCCGAACGCTTCGCCGAGGAGCAGGTCGAGGTCCTGAAGAAGCGGCTGGGCCCGTGGAAGGCCGCGGGGCAGCTGCAGCAGCGTCCCGAGCCGAAGGGCGGCGGCATCATCAAGCGCGACTGGTGGCAGCTGCACGATGCGCCGCACTTCCCTCAGTTCGACTACGTCGTCGCCTCGCTCGACACCGCCTTCACCACGAAACAGGAGAACGACTTCAGCGCGCTGACCGTGTGGGGCATCTTCACGAGCGACACCGTCGCGCAGCCCTCGAAGCAGGTCATCAGAGGCGAGCGCCTGACCAACGTCGACCCTCGCGAGTACGGCAATCAGGCACCCAAGGTCATGCTGATGAACGCGTGGCAGGAGCGGCTTGAGCTGCACGACCTCGTCATGCGCGTCCAGAAGTCGTGCAAGGAGATGAAGGTCGACCGGCTTCTGATCGAGGACAAGGCCGCAGGCCACAGCGTCGCGCAGGAGCTGCGCCGCCTCTTCGGCTACGACGGCTTCGCCGTCCAGCTCGTCAATCCCGGCGCCCTCGACAAGGTCGCGCGCGTCTACGCCGTGCAGCACCTGTTCGCCGAGGGCATGATCTTCGCGCCCAACCGCCAGTGGGCCGAGATGACCATAGGACAGACCACGACGTTCCCCCGCGGCAAGCACGACGACCTCGTCGACACGATGAGCCAAGCCCTGACGCACCTGCGCCAAGCCGGGATGCTGACGCGCAGCAGCGAGCACATCTCCGAAGTCGGAGAAAGTTTACGGCATAGAGGCTCTCCGCCGGTGAGCCTGTATGGGATCTGAAAACCGTTGACAGACTGTCACTATTCTGAATGACGCCCGGTGTGTTATCCTTGCATTCCCACGAGGTTTCTGAATGGCGTTAGTGCCGGGGTTGAACCCCAACATCCGCTTGGTCGAGCCTGACCCCGACGAGCTTCCGCCGGGCGAGGATATCGTTGTCGAGAACGCGCCCGAGGGCGCCGACGTCGAGCACCTCGACGACAAGGGCAACGTCATCCAGATCGAGCACGACGACGGCTCCATCACGATCAGCCTCGACGGCAAGCCGGTCGAGGAGAGCGCCGACGAAGACAACGCCGAGTGGTTCGGCAACATCGTCGACAAGATCGACGAGGGCGAGCTGTCACGCATCGCCGACGAGCTGATCCGTGGCATCGGCGACGACAACGACAGTCGCAAGGACTGGATCGAGGACCGCGCGCAGGGCATCAAGCTGCTGGGCCTGAAGATCGAGGTGCCGGGCATCGGCGGTTCCGCCGAGGGCGCACCGGTGGAGGGCATGAACCGCGTCCGACACCCGCTGCTGCTCGAAGCTGTGCTGCGCTTTCAGGCGAACGCGCGCTCCGAAATGCTGCCGACCGACGGCCCGGTCAAGATCAGGATCGACGACAACAACGGCACGCACCAGACCAACCAGATGGCTGATGCGCTGGAGAAGGACCTCAACCACTACCTGACGGCCATCGCGACCGAGTACTACCCCGACACCGACCGCATGCTGCTGATGCTCGGCTTCGGGGGCCTTTCGTTCAAGAAGGTGTATTTCTGCCCGTTGCGCAACCGGCCTGTCAGCGAGTCGATTGACGCCGAAGACCTGATCGTCAACGCGGCCGCGACCGATATCCGCAGCGCCAAGCGCGCGACGCATCGCGTCATGATGCGGCCCTCGACGGTGAAGCGCCTGCAAATCCTCGGCGTCTATCGCGATGTGCAGCTCTCGACGCCGCTGCCGCAGGATCTCGACAGCGCGCAGCGCGAGAAGAAGGCGCAGCAGGGCGTCGAGCCCGAGGCGCTGAACCCGGAGGACCGCGACCGCGAGATCTTCGAGTGCTACTGCGAGCTGAACATCAAGGGCTTCGAGCACAAGTGGAAGGGCAAGGAGAGCGGCCTCGAAATCCCGTGGCGCGTGACCATCGACGTCAGCTCGAAGCAAATCCTGTCGGTCGTCCGCAACTACGACGAGGACACCGCGGAGCTGCCCGAGGCGCGGCCCGTGTTCGTCCCGTACATGTTCGTGCCGGGCTTCGGCTTCTACCCCATCGGCCTGCTGCACATCCTCGGCAACACGACCAACGCGATCACCGCGGCGTGGCGCGAGCTGCTCGACGCGGGCATGTTCGCGAACTTCCCGGGCTTCCTGTTCAGCGACGCCGGCGGCCGCCAGAACACCAACATCTTCCGCGTCCCGCCGGGCGGCGGCGCGCTCGTGAAGACGGGCGGCATGCCGCTCAATCAGGCGATCATGCCGCTCCCCTACAAGGAGCCGAGCGGCGCGCTGATGACGCTCGTCGACAACATCGCCACGACCGGCTCCCGGCTGGGCGGCACGAGCGAGCAGCAGGTCGGCGAGGGCCGCGCCGACGCGCCCGTGGGCACGACGCTGGCCCTGATCGAGCAGGCGCAGAAGATCCTGAACAGCGTCCACAAGCGCATGCACGCGGCGCAGGCCGAGGAATTCCAGCTCCTCGTCAAGTGCTTCAAGGAGAACCCGAAGAGCTTCTGGCAGCGCAATCGCAAGCCGGCCTTCGCGTGGGACGAGAAGACCTTCCGCGACGCGCTCGACATGTACGCGCAGTCGCTGGTGCCGCAGGCAGACCCGAACACGGCGAGCCACACGCAGCGCATCATCAAGGTCATGGCCTTGAAGCAGCTGCAGGGCATGAGCCCGCAGCTGTACGATGCCAAGGCCGTCGACACGGCGGCGCTGCAGGCGCTGGGCTGGAACAACCCGGAGCAGTTCTTCGTGCCGCCGGCGGCCATGAACCAGCCCCCGCCCGAAGTCCTGAAGGGCATCGAGGAGATCAAGCTCAAGCACAGCGACCAGCAGATCAAGCGCGAAGCGATGCAGATGAAGGGGCAGGCCGACGCCGCGAAGCTGCAGCTCGATCAGGCCAAGCTGCAACAGGACGGCCAGCTCGGGCAGGCCAAGCTGCAGATCGAGGCCAGCAAGCCCCCGACGGGTCTGGCGCCGCCCGAGGACAAGAGCCAAGAGCTGGCCCTGAAGGCCGCCGACATCGCCTCGAAGGCGAAGGACGTGCAGTTCAAGCAGGAGCGCGCGCTCAAGGAAGACGAGAACCGCGACCTCGAACGGCAGGCAGAGCTGCAGGAGGCGAACCTGCGTCTGGTGGGCGACCTGATGAAGACCAAGGCCTCGCAGTCGCACGCGACGACCGAGCGCGAGGCGCAGCACGCCCACGAGAAAGAGATCGCGCGCATGAAGCCGAAGGCGAAGTCGGATGGCTAAGGACGTCCGTCGCGCCTTGATGATCGCGTCGGAGCCGCTCAAGGTTCCGTCGACCTACGCCTCGATGGACCCCGACGCGCGCGCGGCGTGGAAGACCGACCAGATGGCGCGTGAGGGCCACGGCAGCTTCTCGCCTCCGGGCACGCCCGAGCGCGAGGAGAACTTCAACCGCTGGCACGGCAACAGCAAGATCCGCGACGGCGAGGGCAACCCCCTGCGGCTCTACCACGCCACGCCCAAGAGCTTCGACACGTTCCTCCCCGGCGGCCCGAATCCCGTGAACGAGATGCCGAGCGGCCCCGCGACGTGGCTGTCGCCGTATCCCGACAAGCAGCCGGCGGGGCATCACGTCGGCGGGTTCGAGGACAAGTTCAAGAGCGGCGCCAACGTGATGCCGGTGCATGCCGACATCCGCAACCCGCTCGTGATCGACAGCAAGACCATGCGCGACTGGGCTCGACAGAGCTACGCCAAGGGCAGCGGAGAGTTCCCGCTGCTGATCTCGCCAGAGTCGCGCAAGATGCTTTTGGAAGACGGCTATGACGGGATCCTCTGGGCCGGGTTCGACGCCACGGCGAAGGACGAGGCGTTCTACGACGACCACGGCATCGGCGAGCACCCCAGCAAGGACGAGGAGATCATCGCGCTGCACCCTCCGGGGCGCGCGCAGATCAAGTCGGCCATCGGCAACCGGGGGCAGTACGATCCCGAAGACCTGCATGTGAACTACGCACGCGGCGGCGATGTCCGGCATGCGGTCGGCAGCCCCGAGCGCCAGCAGGCGTTCGAGCAGTGGGGCGGCTCCCCCGAGCGGTGGTATCACGGCACGTCGAAGGACGCCGACTTCTCGAAGTTCAAGATCGGCCGGCACGGCGCGTGGTTCGCACGCGACCCGAAGGACGCGTCGATGTACGCCGAGAACAACGACAGTCAGGGATACAAGCGCGACGGCTGGAACGTGGTGAAGACCAACACGCGCAGCCGCGTCATCCCGGTCCACTTGAAGCTGGGCAAGACGCACACAGGGCCGCTGCCGGACAGCTTCAAGACCGAGAACTACAAGAAGGCGCAGTCGGAGTGGTTCGACCAGCTCCGCGCGCAGGGCTACGACAGCTGGGTTCCCGAGGGCGGTAACGTCGCCGTCGTCCTGAAGGACCCGACGCAGATCAAGAGCGCCATCGGCAACCGCGGCACCTACGACCCGAACGAGGCCGACATCGGCAAGGCCGCAGGCGGCAGCGCCACCAAGCGCGCCCTCATGATCGCCCGCGACCAGCGCGCCCTGCTGCGGCGCATCGCCAACATCTACCCGGGGCCCGGCGGGGGCATGGACCCGTCGCCGGGCGGCGGCGGCTACAGCGGCCCCGGCGGCGGCAAGTACATCGGCCCCTCGCGACTGGCCAAGGGCGGCGCCGCAGACGCCAAGGCGCGGTTCTTGGAAGGCAGCAAGGCGCCTCCGCGGCTATACCACGGCACGGTTGAGCCTAAAGATTTCTCAGTGTTCGGCGTCGGCCAGCCTCACTATGCCGAAGATGAGCACGGTGAAGGTAGACAACGACAGGGCAGCGGCCCCGACCCGACGACATACCTTGGCAGTCATTTCGCCGAAGAGCCTGAAGTCGCCAACAAATTCGCCAAAGGGCTATATGGCGAACGTAAAGGGGCCACGTCGGGCAACCGCGTCTACCCAGTACATCTTGCGGTTAAGAACCCGCACGTCACCACCGAAAGAGAAATGTACGACTGGATGCTTCACCAGTCGCTCTGGACGCCGTGGGTTGAGCATCTGCTTAACGACGACGACGAGATGCAAGCGAGATACGAGAAAGACCCGACCTACCGACGGCACATCAACGAGAGTGCTCTCGACCACGAGCACGAGGCCGACGAGCCGACGTATGAAACGGCGCAGGAGATGGCGCGCAAGTTACGCGACCACTTGATTGCCAAAGGCCACGACGGCATCAAGTATCAGAACGAAGTCGAGGGCGGCACGTCATGGATTGCGTTCAACCCGCGACAGATCAAAAGCGCCATCGGAAATCGCGGTACGTATGACCCGAACGACCCCGACATGGGTAAAGCTGAGGGCGGCTATATCGGCCCCTCGCGCTATGCTGACGGTGGCAGCGTCGCCTTCAAGCAGGACAACCCCGCCGTCTCACGCGGCAACACCGAATGGCTGGCCAGCAAGCAGCGCACGGCGTATAGCGACCCCGCGTTGCTGCGCGGCGCGATAACCGGGTACTTCAACGACGTCGTCCATATCCCGGTCGACATGCTGGACGGCGTGCCGGGCGCGAACAAAGAGAACCCGGTACCGGGTACGTACAAGTTCGACGAGCTGATGAAGGATGTGAAGAGGGAAGGCTGGAAGCCGACGCCGATCCTTGTCGGCGTCAACCACAAGGGCAAGCCGCACATTCTGGAAGGCAACCACCGGGTGGCTGTCGCGCGCGCCCTCGGGCAGACGCATATCCCCGGCGAGATCCGTTGGTGGAACGGCGGTGAGGAAGTCGACGGCCCGTGGCATCCGAAGAACGTCACCCCGCGTCTGAAACCGTACAAGCGCGCCACCGGCGGCCCCGTCCCACCCTTCGAGCTCTACAGCGGCGCGGCCAAGATCATCGGCGCCAAGGGCCAGAAGAAGGCGACGCCGCAGCAGTACGCGGCGATGCCGGGCATCAAGCCCGACGAGCTGAAGCACTCCAAGTTCGACACGCTGGGCTCGAAGGCCCTTCCCCGAGAGGAGGTGATCAAGCACCTTGAGGACAATCAGATCCCCATCGAGGAGACGCAGCTCGGCGGTGAGGGGCGAAATACATCGACCAAGTTCGAGGACAAGACACTACCCGGCGGCAAGAACTACCGCGAAGTGCTGCTGCACACGCCGGCCGCAGCGGCGAGCGCCGGGTTCCGCGGCCGTCACTGGGAAGAGCCCGACGTCTTCGCGCACGTCCGCATGTCCGACCGCGTGGGGCCGAAGGGCGAGAAGATCCTCCACCTTGAGGAGGCCCAGAGCGACTGGGGCCAGCAAGGCCGGGAGAAAGGTTTTCGCGACGCCAATGCAAGTCGCATGACCGTTGCGAACGAAGGCGGCATATGGCGCGTTCGCGATCCTGCCGGACAGCGCGTCGATCTCAATGGCGCGGTGGGGTTCAGTACGGAAGAACAGGCGCGCGCAGCATTGGCGGCGAACACCCGTGATGTCGGGGGCATCCCGTCGGGCCCCTACGTCGACAACACCCAGAAGTGGACCGACCTCGCGCTGAAGCGCGTTCTGCACGAGGCTGCGCACGGCGGCTACGACAAGATCGTCGTCACACCGGGCGACGAGCAGAACAAGCGTTACGACCTGAGCCAGCATGTGAAGCAGATCATCTCGCAGCGGCGGGGTGACGGCTACGCGCTTCAGGTCGAGGATCACAACGGCAACAAGATATTCGACAACATGAATGGGGTACGTCTGACGCCGGACAAGCTCGCGGAAACTGTCGGTAAAGAGATGGCCGACAAGATTATCAAGGCCGCCGAGCCGGCATCGGAAGATCGTAAGCATCATGTCTACAATGGCCTCGACCTCAGAGTCGGCGGCAGTGGCATGCGCGGCTACTACGACAACATCCTCCCGAAGCGCCTGCAGGCTCTCGCGCAGCAGCACGACCCGCAGGCGAAGGTCAACCTGCACGCGCACGACCTTGCTGCGAAGCCGTCCGACCCGTTCGAGGAGCACAAGCAGCACTACGCCGACAGCTACCAAGCGTTCGAGGGACAGCCGCACGCCAACGACGCCGAACTGCGTGATTGGGCGCGCGATTTCTCCCCTGATGACTTTCACGGCGTCGATGACGACCCGGTAAAGGCCGCGCCCCTGCACTCCCTCGACGTCACGCCGCAGATGCGCGACAGCATCAAGGGCAACGGCTTCAACTCATTCAAGCGCGGAGGGGATGTAGGAACGCGCCAGCGTTACGCTGACGGCGGCGGGTGGCAGAGATATAGGGACGGGGGCAAGGCGGGGGTCCCCAGCGTGCTTGACGCGCGCCCCCGCAAGCAAGAGGCGAAGGTTCTCGCGCCAGAGGAAATCCGCGCCGCTTACAAGACGTTGTTAGACCCGGCGCATATGGATCCGGCGAACGCCATGGAAGCGGCGCGCGTTCTGCGCAACATGACAATTCCGCTCGGAGCCGCTAAAGATCCTGAGCGATCAGGATATTACAATATAGCTCAGCCCAAGGATGTCGGATCAGTACAGACGACGATCAACGATATACCCGGACTCTCTCTTGCTGCGCCCAACAACATGACTTGGAAGCAGGCGCTGCGCGGGATGGGTAAAAATGCGTCTGTAATGCTTCTTGGCGGAGACCGAAGCCGGCTCGGTCGCATCACGCATATTGAAGGCAAGCCGCTCGCGTGGCCCGTGGATGCTCATGCTGGCCCGGCGTACATGTTAGGCCCCAACCCTGACGAGGCATGGCTTGTTGGTAAGGGGGCGCCGGCAGCTAGGGTGCATAAAAAGATTGGAGAGTACGCCAAGAAAGGCCCGGTGTTTGGCGTGTACGCGCCCATGGGGGCTCAGTCAGCCGATAGCGCGCATAACATGCTTGACTTGCTGTTGGCACAGATTCCCAGTTCAAAAATCCCTAAGAAGACCTTAGCGGAGTTTGATAAAAATATCCGCGAAGGTAAGCACTGGCCCGGCGCCACCAAAGACCAGAAAGAAAAACTTAAGACGTGGCCGGGTATCGCCAACGACCCCAAACTGGTGAGCGATTATGTGCGCCCTGAGAACGGTTTTTCGGGCGCGCACCGAGCGGCCATCGTCAAGTACATGGACCAGAAAGCTTGGCTTAAGAAGGGCTTCCCGGCCGTGGGTATGACGCGCGTCGCGCTTACAGACCCGCAATACTTGACGGCACCGGATAACACCATGGGTGGGCGCATCGTCTATCTGGATCCGGCATTGTCAGAAAAGGC